GAATTTGTCGTTGTTCCATTCGGCCTGGGCGATGCGGGTGTTTACGACCTCGCCGGTGACGTAGCTGCGGCGAACGAGGTAGGTAGCAGTGCCATCGCTCTCGAGATAGATGCCGTTCTGGGTGCCGAAGTAGCCGATGCGTTGGCGCAGGTTGGTCTGTGGTGCCGCGAAAGCAAAGGATGTCATCACCAGCATCGATTTACCGGGCTGGTAAGGGAAGACCCGTTTGGTTTCGCGGTAGACGTAAGCGCCAGAGGTTGTTGGGACGGTGAGATTTACGCAGCTTTCGTTGGCGGCGTATGTCTTGGAGCCGCCACCATTTAATGCTGTGTCCCATTTGTCGTTCTCTTGATAGCGGTGTTGGCTATCGAAGATTGTGAAGGGCGAGCTTGTACGTAGACGACCGAAGGCATCGCCGCTGGTGCCGGTGTTAGCGAGGACGGGTACGGGATATTCGACGTCGCCGCGGACGTACTCCAGCTCGTAGCGGTCGTTATTGACAATGCGTTGGCCCACGGGTAGATAGCGCTGCTGCTGCTATCAGGCTAGGGGCGCTACAGCGGAGTACCGAAGGGCTGCTTGCGCTCGCGGGCAAGGCGGGCGGCACGTTCTGGCTCTAGGGCTAGTCGTAGCCGTGGGGTTTTGACACCGAGAGCCTTTGCTACATCACTCATTTGAATGAGTCCACGCTCCATGGCTGCTCGCGGCGCTGTGTTGGCGTTGGCAGTCAGGATACGGCGTGTGAGTCCAGGAATGCGCGGTTGATCGGCCCCGCTTACGAAGCGTGAGCGGGGCATCCGGTCGGCAGCCAAGAGTTCGCGCTCGAGAGCGTCGTGGTAACGCTTGACTGCGATCTCGAAGCGCTCGGTGTTGGCAGCGCCTCCGTAAGTCGATAGTGCCTTTGCCTGCTTCTCAACGTTAGCTAGTACACCTTTGTATTTATTAGTAAAATCAGCACCGCGTGAATTAAACCCTAAAAAGTCGGGAAGCCTATTCATATCATACATCAAGTTCATTACACCATTGCGGTAATGCGCTGGTTGCCGTGGATCATGCAGCTCTGTAGCATAACCAAAGTCTATCAATGCTACTTTTTTACTTTTAGCATTAACCATAAGATTTCCGTTATGAATGTCTCCATGTGCTAAGCCTGCTGTGTGTAACTTGCGAAACTCACGTGCGATTTTTGTTTTAACAATTAAGGGTGCGTTTGAGGCGTTACCATTAGAGTCACGGTATTCTTTACCTAAAGTCTTGTAGCCACTCATATGAGTCAAAATCAGAGTCTGCGACCTTACCTGGCCATCCGCGTCGCTGATTGCTTGCATACGAAGCGGAGCGGGGACGTTGACACCGGCATAGTCGGCCAGGTCTAGGCGGCGGAACTCGCTAGCAACGTCGTCCTCGTCGCCATTGCGGAAGAGCTTGATGCCGTACTTCTCAGAAGGATGGACAAAGTAAGTGCCGAAAGCTCCTGCGCCTGCTTGGCAGCGGGGTTGATTGACGTAGCCTCCTGCCGATGCAAGACCCTGGCTGCCGGTAGACACCAAGGCGCGGGCGTGCATAGCCCCGGTGGAAAGGCCGTACCAATCGGTGTCGGCGTCAAACTTCCCCGGGGCTTGGATCTTTCCCAGACCACCGCCACATTCAGCAGCGCGGCGACGCTGGTTGATCTGCTCCTGGACGTCCCACTCTTGGCCCTCCGCGATGGCTTCGTCGACGATGCGTTGAGCTTCGTCCTCGGTGAGTTTGGGGTGTTTTAGTTTGTTGACAGGGTCGTTATCCCAGGCCTCCTTGGTCCTGTACTTACTGGCGATGGCAGCACCTCCTGCTACTACACCTGCGACAAGCGCGACTTTAGCAGCAGTCTTAAGCGTTTCTGCGGTTATACCGCCTGCTTGTTTTGTGCACTTATGCGTGCGGGGAATATGAGACTCGCCACAGGGCTTTCCCTTGCCGCCCTTAAGGGCGTCGATTCGCGCTAGGCCGAGGACTTTCCCGGCGTGAGAGCTCCATCGCGGCGGCTGGTCTTGCCGGAGCAGCGCCACTTTGCCCGCGACAAGCACAGCGGGGTGTTGCGTTCAGCGCCGGCGCAGTTGTAGCCCTCGGATTTCATGTCGCCGAAGCTGCGGGCGCAGTAGCGGTCGCCTTTGTCGGTGCCCGGGGCGATGGTGTAGCCCTTGGCTCCGTAGCGGATGCGGTTCTTGCGGCCCGTTTCGGGGTTGGTCACCACCTTGGTGTACTTCTTGCCGTCCTCGGAGTCGAAACCAGCCGCCCAGACGTCGGTTTTGGAGCTCACCATGACAGGGGCGCCGGTGCGCTCTTTGCGTGGGTCTTCGCGGCGCTTGCGCGCGACGAGCCGGCGGCGCTCCGCAGGAGAAAGGGCCAGAGCTTTGGCGGAAGGTAGGCACTTTGGCTTACCTTCGCCCTCGGTGCGGTCACCGCAGGGGCCGAGGATACGGCCGCTGCTGTTCATGCGGACCCACTTTTCTTTGAACCACTTGTCGAGGGCGTCATTGCGGAAGGTTCCGCCGCGCTTTTTGTATTCGCGGACCATCCAAGCGTTGGCATATGCGCTCGGGTAGATCTTGAGCTTGCGCTTGGCCTCTGCTTTTACTGCGGCGTGCAGCTTTTTGTCAGCAAAAATGACCCCGCGGGCGTCGGCGCGGAAGCGCAGCGTTGCGGGGGTGAGAGTCATGGCTCGAAACCGGCGGCCCAGATGGAGTCGGAGCGCTTCATCTTGGCAGCGCCCTTGCGGGTGGTCTTGCTGCCCTTCTTGTAGCCCATCTTGTTGAGTGTGCCGTAGATGTAAGCGGCGGCGCGTTCACCTTTGAGGCCGCGAGCGGCGGCTTGCTTGGCGAGCTCGGCTTCCATGGCGGCGACTTTGGTGCCGCGGGGGTCCATGCGGGACTCGGCGTCAGCAGATTCGGAGTCGAGGCCCGGGGGGCGCTTAGCGGAGGGGGCGCGGTACATGCGCTCGAGGGAAGCGCGTTGCTTGCTGCGGCGCACAGTGCGGAGCATCGAAGCGGTGCCGATAGCGCTGCCGATGGCTTGGCCACCGGCGCTGATGGCGCGGAAGGTGGCTTCCTTCTTCAGGCGAGCTCGGCCGGCAGCGCTGCTGGTCTCTTGGGATTTGGCGGCGGTGTTGAGGGCGCCGGCTGCGGTGAATGCGGTGCGAGCGGCGCCAAAGCCGGCAACCATGCCAGAAGCGCCACCGGTGGCCAGGCCGGCGAGCGGGGCGAGAGCACCTGCAGCCGCGGTGAGATTGGCGGCTGTGCGTAGGCGCTGGGCAGCTTTGGTGTTAGGGGTGACGGTGCCGCGCTTGTACTGCGGGGGTTCGGCTTTTGTAGCGGGGCCCTTAGTGCACTTTTCGCCCTCGGAGATCGAGCCGCGGCCGCACTTGAGGTCCGAGCGGATGGTGGATGGGGTGAGCGCCATGGTTCAGATGTCGAAGGAGCCGGAGTCAGCGGAGAAGCCATCTGCCCAAGCGTCACGGACAGAGGGGCGCTTGGTTTTTTTCCATGCAGCTTCTCTGGCTTTCATAACAGCAGCCAACTGAGTCTTTTTAGACGGTGCTTGGGCTCCTGCTTTTGCGCGTGCCGCAGGATCCAGTGCACGGCGCAGGTCAGTGTTGCGCTTAGCTGTTTGCTGCATGTAGGCAGCACCCCCAATCAGAGCCGCTGCGCCTGCAATCTTTGCGGCGGTCTTGAGGCCACGGACTTTGGAGCCACCGCGCTGCTGCGGCTGTACTCGCTGAGCGGGCCCCTTGGTGCACTTTTCGCCCTCGGAGATGCTGCCTTTGCCACACTTCAGGTCGAGGCGCTCCGCGGTATCGATGCGAGCTCGGATGTAGGTAGGGCTGCGGTCTTGAATGCCGAGCTCGCAGGCGTCTAGGTACTCGAGAGGGGTCAGTGAGTCGCCGCGCTTGCGCATGGAGCCGCAGTTGCCATCGCACTTGGCGCCCTTCTTGCCCTTACAGCCGCACTCGGCATCCATGGGCTTTTTGCCGTAGCCGTCGGCAGCGGGCTTGGTGTGTTTGGCGCCCTTAGCACTGCGCTTACGGCTGTGGCTGGCGGCCATGTCCATTTCCTCCTCTTCCTCCTCTTCTTCCTCTTCGGGGGATTCCATGTTGCGGGCGCGAGCTGCCATGGCGCGGCCTTCGCGGATGCCTTCTTCGTAGGCCTCGGATTTAGCGCGGCGTGTGGTGGCGGGCATGGCGTAGAGCCCCGAGTATTGCTTCACACAGCGTAGCTGCCTTGTGCTATAGGGCTCGATAGGCTGAGAGCAGCTATCTGTTCTAGTTATGAACTTGCTTCGCTTAGTTGCTGGGAGTGGTGCGGCCTCGGGATTGCTGATTGGTCAGCTCGTTTTTGCTGCTTTCTTTGTCGGATCTTGTGAGATCCCAAATGTGCTCAACAGGGGTAGCGCTAATGCCTGCCTTGATCGTTGGATGACTACGGCTGCTCTGTTTTTTCCTTCAGGTGTAGCGGGTGCTGGTACAGCAGTTGCGCTGGATAAAGCAAAAAGGCGCTTTCTTGGCTGATCAGCCGAAGGGCTGAGGCGCGAACTGCTCGAAGACTGCAGCTTTGTTGAGGTCGGCCGGGCCGACGGTGGCTACGCGGGATACTTCTTCGCGGTGAGTCCGGGGAAGCGCGGCGTACTCGGGGTCGATCGCGGCGATCTCGGGGTCCCAGGGGGCTAGGTAGCAACGGCAGCGGGGGTGTGCGGGTGCGTTTGTACTAGCGCGCTTGTAGATGCGGCCGGCCCGGGCGTTGCAGATGGGGCAAGTGCGGTCGTCGCTGGTGGCGTACCACATGACGAGGTCGATGCCGTTGGCTGCGTAGTACTGGTTGCTGGCAGCGTTGTATGCGCGTAGCGACTCGGTGCGGGCGATGACGTCGGCGCGAGACTTCACCACGCCAAGGCGCAGACGCAGGTCGTTGGTGATGGCGTCGGTAGGGCGGCCTTCAGCGATGCCTTGGGCGACGAGCTCGGTGGCCGTGGTTGCGAAGGCTTCGCCGTGGCGGCGGAGGTAGCCGCGGGCTTGGGCTGCGGCAGCCACGGTGGCCTCGATCGGAATGGAGACGTTGATCAGGCGGCGCTGGGAGCCGGAGTCGCGGAGAAGCTCTCGGGCGACGGTGACGCCCCGGCCTTCGGAGCTGCGGAGTAGGGAGCGCAGCACGCGGTCATAGGCGTCGGTTCGGTCGGGGCGGAAAGCGGGAACGAGCTGACGGAACTCCTGCAGTAGGGCGACGTTGCGGTCGGCTGCGGGGGCTCCGCTGCGGAGCTGGATGCGGGTGCGCCGCAGTAGGCGGTTGAAGCTGCTGTCGAGGATGCGGTTGAGCTGGGCGATGGTGACGTCCTCGGAGCGGCGCAGGGCGGAGTTGTAGCGCTCGAGGAGTTGCATCAGCTAAATGCAGCAGGCTTGGTTGCGCTGTCCGCCGCGTCGCCACGGATCAGGCCGGCCATGTAGCCCATCTGAGCATCAGGGATCTCAGTGAACTTGCCCTGGTTCTTTAACGCCCAAAGGCGGTCGCTACGCAGCCCTGGGACTGCTTTGAACCCCATCCCTTCGTAGATGGACTTTCGTTTGGCACCTTTGCCATCGTCCTTATGAGGAACGGCGAAAAGGACAGCGTTCTCGGGGAGCATCTCCATCTGGGCCTTGTACATGGC